CAAGATGATTGAAACCAATTACCTTTGGCTTCTTCTTTGTTTACTTCTATTTGTGCTTTTGCTATTTCATGGATATGTTTTTCCGACATGGTTGCTATCTCGTGTGCTATTTGCTGTCTTTTATCTGCGTCTGGAATGACCTTATTAAGTATCTTCGTTACTGGTTTTATCAGTTTGTCTATCATTGTGTAATCCTATAAAGTATTCAGCGTCCACCAAAGCCAACGGCTTGGTTCTATTTCTCTTTATTATAACCAAAGGTTCATAACCTTTACAGTTTTCTTGCGATTGTTCGTATGCTTTCCACACGTTTACCGCTTCTTGGTTCTTACACTCTATAGAATATGGAAACTGTCTTCGGGATAGAACTCCCATGATGACATCTTCTCCATTAGATCCCATTGGCCTGGATTCAAGATCTTCTGGATCAAAGCCCAATAGTTCAATGAGTTTATCTACAACCCATTGTTGTAAAGCTCTGCCCTTTGCCTTTGCAGACGATGGCCTCACTTTTTCTTTTTCTTGTACGTTACTTTTTTACCAGCTTTTTTAGCTGCTACTTTGGCTGCTTTCATACCCTTTGATGTGTATGAGAATTTTTTATTTCCTACTTTTGGCATTTTTTTTTCCTTGTGATTTTAAGAACTGTTTATTTGCTTGTCTCTGTAAAGATCTTTCTAAAAGTTTATCTATTAATTTGGATATTTGCTTCACTTACCTTTTTTCATTTTATTACTTATCCACATGTTTTTAACAAGTGATGGTTTTTTACCAAACTTTTTATCTGCTTGTGATTTTGCAGAAGAGTAACCTTTCTTGCCTTTTAAGGTTGTCTTCTTGCCTTTGTATTTCATATCCCATACGTCTACCATTTTTTACAACTCCAATATCTTGCGGTTAATTTACTAGGTGGATTGGTATCACATTTATGCCTAGCGCGAAAAGACTTACGCCTTTTTGGTTGGTCTTTTTTTATGGTCATTTTAGGATCTCCAAATCTTATCAGTCTAATCTTTTCACCAACTTTTGCTAATACAGCAAATTTCTTAGACTTTCCTGGTGTCCTTTTTGGTTTGTTATAACCAGCGAATCGTTCGCCTCTATATGTTAATGCCATTAGTGTATTGATCTTTCTTCAAAATATATTATTTCTGCATCTTGAGTGACCTCGCCTCCAGACATAAGGGACATTATCTTTAATGCTCCTGCTCTGTCTTTTGCTCGTATCTCTTTACCCACATAAACCATGTCGTCAACAATCACCTCAATATCAAAAATTTTGTGGTGGGACATTTCCTGTAAATAATCCTTGAGCTTGATCTTTTGCACTTTGCCTCATGTTTTCTCTGTCTCTTTCCATAATAGCATTTATTTCTGCAACATTGATCTGTGCGCCGTATTTAGCTTGCATTTCCACAACCTTAACTTTAAGTTGAGCCTCTTCAATATCTCTTTGTCTGTCATCGTCCATGATAATCTTCATTCTGTCTGTTTCAGCGTCAATCATAGCCTTCTGAGCAGTAACCTGTGCCTTCTGCATCTCTGCTTGAGCGAGCATTTCCTCTGGTGAGGGCTTACTATCTTCTTGTTGTTGCGGTGGCATAGGCGGAACTTCTGTATTTATAAAAGATGATGAGTCTTTAAACCCAGCCATTTCTATCATTTTAGTTAAAGTATTAGCATATTGCTGTAATGAAACCAATGGGTTTTGAGGCCCTAGTAATTGCATGATTTGCTCTTGTTTTTGCGCTACATTTTGTAGAACTGAGAACTTTTCTTGGTCTGAAGACTTAGATATAGCTACATTTACTACGATATCCTTATCATTATCCCAGTATCTTGGATCTACTGGCACGAATTTATTGTTTAACCTGTACACATCTTGCGAATTTTGATGTTTTATCACCAGGTTATTAACAATTTTAAACATATCTTTAAGTCCACCCTCTGCAAAATGTCTGCAAATAAGCTCTATTCTTCCTTGTGCGCCACTCATAGTAGCCGATACAGCTTGTGAGGTGCTAGATTGTAGAGCGTCTGCGTTAAGGCCAGCTGATGCTTTAGATACGCCAGTTCTATTTTCCTTGGCTTCGTCCAAATATCCTAATACTGGGAACGCTTCTTTACCCACAAACGGCACAGCAAATGGTTGTACCATTCCTGGCGCACGCATCCTAATAGGTTGCCCTATGTCGGTGTTTAGTACATCATCTATGTTTACTTGTCCTTCAACAATACCCATGCGTGGGAAGATTGAATGACCTAGCGAGTCTAACGTATCACGCATGATTTGTGACTTAGCTGCCTGTATTGGTTTTAGGTAATCAGCAGGACATGATCCTATTGCTGTGTGTGGTTCTGGATCTGGACAGAACATACATATTGGTAGTTCGTCCCAAGGCTCTACGTTTACAACATGTATGCCGTTGCCGATAGTGCAAACCCTAACTCTTTCGTCTATGCCGTCTCCGTCATAATCATAAAATAAGTAATGCTCTACATATAAAACATCTTTCCCGCCTGAGTCTGAGCGGTTTGGATATACCATATTGTCAAATGGGTTTCTTGCTTCTATCTCTTCGTATGCTTCTGGATCTACCGCGCTTCCGCCGTAGCCAGCATGCTGTTCTACTTCGTCTTGGTCGTAACCCATTGCAACTAAATCAGATACAGACTTAATCATTCTATGAGCAACATAAGACGAAGACTCAAGATCCCGTGCGTGCCTAGATAGCAATACCTCTTCTGGTGGTATAGCCTCTATACATACTTGGTTCTTTTCTTTCAGTCTTCTGATGGTAAGATCATAACTTGCTGGTATTTCCTGGGTGACTTCCTCACCGCTCATAGGATCTATCACAGTCATGCTTTCCATTGTGACTGACTCTTCTACAATTTCCACGTCTTTGTCTATGATTAATGCCTGGTAAGATTGCGGATCTAAATTTGTATATTCGTGTGTGGTAGCAACAATACTGTCATCCCAGAATACTTTTACAAAACCAGTCTTTCTAACTAGAGCATCTTTAAACGCATCATACAAAACTTTAAAACCATTATTTTTTTGCTGGATAATATAATTAATATAATCAGTTTGCTGTTCGGCAAGTTGGATATCCTCTGGACCTTTAGGTACAAACTCTACAACTTTTTTAGTGCCAAAGAAGGTGCGCATGATAGACGGCAACATAAACAATATGCTCTCTCTAACATCGGTAGATATGAACTCTGACTGTAACGAGCTAGTTCCCTCTGGCGAATCACCTAAATAATATTCTGTTGATTCAGCTCTTTCCGCGCCAACCATGTGTATAAAATCACTAGCATCGTCCATCTCTGATTTAAGAACGCCTGCTAGGGTTTCTATGTTATTGTCATCTATATCTTTTGCCATAAATTATCCTATTCTGATTATCCTAGACTTCAGTGGTTTTTTGAAATTATAACCTAAAAAGTTAACGCTTCCACCAAAACTTGCAGCGGAGGATGCCATGGTCAATGCAAGTGCATCTGCCTTGTCTGGCGATTTAATCCCGCGCTTGCGCATTTCGTCTTTGGATTCTATTTTTATTTTACCAGTAGAAGTGTATTTATAAAGTGGTGCAGCTAGTTCTGCGACTAACTCGTCATCGTGTGGCAATCTGCAATCACGTTGCGTTAGCCAGTCTTTAATAGCAAACCATAATTCCGCACGCAAGTTTAAATAATTTTTTTTGCTAGAAGGTGCTTCAGCGACATTGATCCCACGCACGGGCAGGTTCTGCTCCGCAAGCCTATCCACCACGCCTGCGCCAAGTCCGATTACATCTACCAATATTTCTTGTGGTCTTTCAATAGCAGTACATTCATCAAATTTATTTTTTATCACGCCACACAATTGCATAAGATCCATAGACTTAAATGACTTAATACTCATTACATGGTTTCCCTGGCGTATACACAGCGCAGAGTTATCACCGCCGAATCGCGCTACATCTAGTCCCCACAAAATCGGTGCGTTAGCAGTTAGCGAGACATCCCTATCAATCGCTGACTTAACCAATCCCATTGGTATTACAGTATCATCATCCGCGGATGGAAACTCGCCCATCACCTCCACGCGCGCGACGGTGGAATCTTCGCCGTACTGCTCAATCATCGTTTGGAATAGTTTTTGGTCTGTGCCTTCTACGGTGCGCGAGTCTATCTGTTCGTTTTTCCAGAAGGATTGCTTGGAGTTAAAGCTGTCGTAGAATGGCCCAGTGTTTCGGCGCGGGTTGGAGAAGGTGAACCAGTACCTATCGCGCGTGGGTTCGGAGAAGAAACCCTCGGAGACGGAGTAGATAGGAGCGGGGATACCCGAAGCTTCATCCATAATCAAACATACGCCGTATGATGAGTGGATGCCTGCAAACGCATCTGGGTTTTCCTCGCTCCATAACTGTGCTTGCGCGTAGTAATAACCAGTATCTATCTTAAGGTCATTAATCAGCGCATCTTCAAACCATTGTGCGGGTTTAATCGTGGTGGCAGTCTTGGTAAACCAATGAGAGTTTATAGACAGCGTGAGCCATTTGCCAAGTTCCGCCCATGTTCTTGAGCGGAGCTGTTGTTCGGTGTTAGCGGTAACGATAATGGTTGACCCCAGGCGCGTGGAGAGCATCCATAGAATGATCCATGCGACTAATGCAGATTTACCAATACCACGACCTGATGCTACGGCTAGTCTAAACATCTCTGGTAAATCTAATACGTTGTTACGCTCAATGTGTATTGCCATTTCTCGCAAAATTTTCTCTTGCCACTTTCTTGGTCCTTTGAAGTCTTCAAGGGGGGTGTCTTTCTGTCCCCATGGGAAGACATACTTAACAAAGTTTACTGGGTTGTCTTTGATTGGTCCTGACCATAGTTCGGTCATGAGTTCTTTTTCTAGTTTTACGCCGTATTTCATATTAAAAAAAAATTAAAAAATTTTAGTTGAGTAGTTATACATATATCACCACCGCCACACAATCAAAGGGGGGGTCAAATGCGATATTTTAAGAGCTTGCATTAGTTAAAAAGGGAGTCTAAAAAACTATGCCCGCATCTAACCCCGTTATTATTCATTCGCGCCCTCGCCCTTGCCCTTGGCGCTAGCGCTAACTGTAGGCGCTTGCGTGCGCTCTGGGAGCGCTTGCGCTTGATGGTCTATTATGTTTACCCTTTCGCGCGCGCTGGTGAGAACGTTCTTAAGATCTAAATTGTAGTTGACTTCTTGGCGGTCAGCCCAGTTGTCTGGGTCGCGGTTTTTTAAGAAAAAGATCGCGCTTGTTTCTTTGCCGTCCATTGCATTCTGAAACACTTTGTTAGCTACCAATTGAACGGCTTTGTACTTTCCCTTTTTTATAGCGTGTGCAAATTGCTCATTGCGTTTCTTTTCTCTAGTAATTGTTGAGATGTTTACATTGAGCAAAGTTGCTATCTGGCTCTCGTTTAAGCCATCCCCAGACCATGCGCTTATTTGTTTATACTCATCTTCTGTTAGTGTTGCTAACTTTCTTTTTCTACCTGGTTTTCCCTTTTCCATGCCTTATTTTAGGGTATTTTGCACATTTTAGGTAATAAATTGCACATTTTTATATGTATAGTGTTGCTTATTGGGTTGTATTGTGTAAAATGAGTATTGTAAGGTAATTAAATCTTACATACTTTGGAGAAGTAAAACATGACAAAAACTAAATACATAGCAACAACAAAAGAATGGAGAGACAAGGTTAACGGCAATAGCTACTTTAGCACCAGAATAGAAGATATAGAAAACGATAAGA